AGATAATATTCCATCTCATCTTCAAGACCATGCTTTTCTGCTAGTCCAGTAAGTTTAACTTGTATATCTACTATAGGATAGCTTAGTCCTTTAGCTTCTTTGTTTATATCTATAGCTGTTCTTAATGCAATCTTTAAATTATCTATCTTCTCTTCAAATTTATCGTGAACTCCCATCCACTTTTGAATCTTATCAAATCTAAATCTTCTAAATTCTCTGTCATTTGTAGACTCATCTGTTCCTTCAAAGCCATCGAAGTCTCCAAAGAATCCTGTTGGTTTTATTTCTCTAATGACATCATGTCCATAGTCAAACTTAATAACCTGTTTAGTTTTAACTGCTTCAATAACATCTAGTGTTGCTTGTGATACATCAATCATTTTCCTTGCCCTCGATATTTCTTGTAGGAATTTTTTTTCTTCTTCTTATTCATGGTCGAGAATCCTACGTTACCTCTACCAATCGAAGTCTTTTTACCATGAGAGCCTGTCTTAGACGTATGCTCTATTTGTAGTCTAGCTTTTCTCATTTGCTCTATCCTTTAAAATATTTTTAATATCAACCCAAGCATTTTGAATATCCTCTGTCGAATCATCAGACCATTCAACTTCTCTAGTTATAACATTATCTATGATATAAACTTTATCAGCTAAAGTAAAGCTTTTATATATACTATCTTTCATTTATACCCTCTCTGTTTATACATGCCTGTTAACTTTTCTTTCTTAGGATGTTCTGATTCCATTACAGATTCCCATATTTCTTTTTGAAGTCTAGCACATTCTTTCTTATCTGTCAACCCCACAATTTTTACGTTGTTTAATTTAGGTTTCCAAGTCTTCCAAAATATTTTGTCTAGTGGTTGAACATTCCATACCCATTCAATGTCCTTACCATTATCATCATATGCAAAGGTTGGTATATACATTTAGCCCTCCCTTAAATCTTCAATCATGTCTCTAAGATTTTCAATCTCAGATTTTAATTCTTCAATTTCACATGAAAGATTACTGTTAATATCATCTGCGTGTTGTATTGTATAGTCGTAGTTCCTTTCTATATCTACCTCAGCAGTAGAGATTCTATTATCCATACCTACAATAACATCTGAATATTCAATTACTTCTTCTAAGTATTTAGTAAAAATTTTACCAACTTCTATTTCTAACTCACTCATATCTAGCCCTCCTATTTAGTTTTATATAAGTATTATAAGTTATATTTATAATATATATTTATATTAATAAATATATTTATTTATATATTTATCTTTATATATTATATAATATAATATCATTATAACATAATTTTTTCTTAAAGTCAAGTGCTAGTTTTTAAAAGGAACTAGCAAACCTTCCTCACTATGCAGCTAACAGTATGCTTTTCTTAGCAGCCTGTCTAATTTTATCCTGCCTAGCAACCTGTATCGCAGCAATATTTTTCTGTGCTGTAGATTTAGTTGCTTCAGCATGCGTAGCCCAATGAGTCATAGTGTTATACATAGCCCATGCTGTGCTACCTAACGCTTTTCTCTCATCACTAGTATACTGTGTCCAAAGATTCATAAGAGTTCTATTCCTATAAACTTCAGGTTCTAACAGTAAACTATCTACTGTGCTAGACATAGCCTTAACAGGTGTAACAAACTTACATCCTGCTACATCAGCAAAGGTTTTAAACGCTTCGTTATCTGTAACAGAAGTATTCTGCCACTTCAACCATCTCTCAGACTCATGTTGATATACATCAATAGCCTTAGACAATTTCCTAGCAGCATGATCCATGTTCAAGCCTGCAGTATGCCTTGCTTTAAACATTGCGAAGCTGTCTAGAAACACTTGCCCATTTGTGCATATCATTCTAACTGCACCTACTTCTACATGAAAGCACCATGATCCATCGAAGCTATTCCTAGTTGAAATTTGCAACGCTGTCTCTTCCTTGCCCTCACCTATTGAATGAGCAGGTAAAGTATATACTGCATACGCTCTCGCTCCATCGTGACTAACCTGTATATCTCTAGTTACTCCTGTTACATCTAGGTCAGAACCTGCTATGATTCTTTCTACAGTTCTAAATGCGTCAGGATGCTGTGCTACTTCATACTTTGATCCTACTATACCTACAGAATTATGATTATCATTCCTAACTAATACCTTTTTATTTGGTATAGTTACTGATTCATTTTCTGTAGATGTAAAGTTAACTGGTTTAGTATAGACATTAAAGCCTGCTGCACCATAATCACCTAGATCATTTAACACATCATATTTATTATTAATTGCTATTACATTATTCATTTTATTTTTCTCCTATATTATTATAATGTTCTGCCATTTCTAAAACATCTTGCTCTGTAGTAAAAGAGCCTATTGTTAATAGTCTTTCTACTATAAGATGCAAGACAACCTCTTCAGTAGGTACGTGTTCAGGTCTATCCCCATCAAGGTATACACCATACACAAAGTCTACTAAATCCTTTCCTAATTTTTCTGTAAATGGAACACCTATATTTTTTAGTATTCTAGCTACAGTAAAATCTATCTCCTGTAATATTGTTGGTTCTATTGTTGGATCATAACTCATTATTTTTTCTCCTTATTTTGTTTTATATCGTTGTCAATATCTTCTATTAACTCCTTCCAATTTATGTTATCGTCTTCGAAAATTATATTATCAAAGCCCTCAAACAAATCTCTACCTTTCATATTTTTCTCCTATATAAATTTAAGTATCATAATTAAATCACATCTAATTTTAAATGTCAAGAATTATTTTGTTTTAATTTTTCTATCTCATCATTTAAAATCAATATAACTTTTTCATACCTTCTATTCTCATCTACTATTTTATAGTAGGCACGTTGGTATCTTGTGCCTTCTGTAGCTTGATCCATAAAAGTTAGCAAGCCACTAACAGAACCACCTATAAATACACAAATGCCCAGTATAAAACTAAATAGTGTTTCATCTATTGCTAACAATCCTAACAAAGATATTACACCAAAAAATATAAACGCAATTATTCCTAATATTCGCATCTTTTCTCCTCACTTAATTCTAATATAACATCTCTGCAAGTTTCACAGTATGTTCCCTCAGTTTTTACAGGTGTCCTACACCATACGCAAGCATGATTTTTTGGTTCATGACCATAGTTAGATTCAGTATCTCCTAACCAATTTGCTAACTGTGCACCAACATTATTTATATCTGTTGTCTTCATTATTTTTTCTCCTATATAAATTTAAGTATCATAATTAAAGCACATCTAATTTTAAATGTCAACATTTTTATTTATAAAATTATTGACACACCTATAACCATTATTATAGCTATTGGTTTTAAAATGTACCAGTTAATGAAAGCCAATTTATTTTCTTTACATAATTCTATAATGTAAAAGTGAAATTCTTTAAAGCTATCTATTAAATTATTTATATGTTTTATTTTTATTTTCTCCTATTTAGTAAAAATATCTTCTATTTCATTAACAAAACGTAAAGCTTTTCTCTGATTGCTATTTGTAATAGCATTCATTGTATGAATTACTCTATCAACTTTAGCATCTACTTTAGTATTATCTAAACCTAACGCATCCATTAAATTATAAATGTATTCGTGTTGCGGTTCTACTTTAATTAAGATAATTAAATCTTCAATTTCTTTTAATTTTTCTTTAGTTATATTCATTTTATATATTCCTATATTATTTTACATACTGTTTCTGCTTTCGCTTCATTCAGGTTAGATACACATCTAACGACAGTAAGCAGTTTTAAATCTTGCTTAGGATTTATTCTATTAGATATTATTTTTAATACTTTGTAAAGCTTTTTCTATAATTTTAATCATTGTAAATATCTAGCCTCCAAGATGCATGTACTTGCCAATTCCCATACTTATCTAATCCAAATATTTCACTAGCAACACTATCACAAAAATAATTTTCCCAATATTCAGGCTCAACGCTCATTAAATGTTCATTGATAAAGTCCCAAATCGTACCACCATCAAAGCAAACCTCTACATGATCTCCTTCAATTCTTACGCTGTAATCATAAGAGCCGTAGTTATAATCTTGTGAAGCGATCCACTTTTTAGCACTCTCTTCTACTTCCTTTTTAATTGTCGTTAATCTTTTCATTTTTATTTCTCCCTTGCTTCGAGCATTATATCTCTAACAATTTCTCTATCTATTGAGCCGTCAAACTCTTCACCTATTATTAAGTCTCTTATCTTCATAGCTAATATGATTTCAGAGTAAGATACTGCTGCTTCAGGAAAAAATTCCTCCGCATAAATACCACCTTCACCATAAAAGTTATAAATATATTCGACAAATTCAGAAGTTTTTATATCTTCTAATACTGGTTCTTCTAAACCATTTATACTAAATTGTACATTCATTTTTATTTTCTCCTATATTATTTTAGATAATTCTATTATCCATATTTTAAGCCACTTGTAAAGCACTAATTAAATTATTTTCTTTCAGTACTTTTTTCATCCTCTGTCCGTGTGCAACGTAAGCCACCACTGGAACATCTTTATTCCAACAACTGCGACACGTTCCGCACTTGCCATCATTTAAATATGCTTCGCAAATCTCCGCAGTTGTAGGCGTATCATCATAAGGAATTATAGTTGATGTATTTACACCATCTATAATTTCACCGTTTACACCATCACTTGAGAGCCTTACAACAACATTTTCAAGCTTGTTTAGTTCCTCAATAACTTTGCTAAACTTCTTGAATTTGTGCATTCTTGTTGGTATCCAATGCCTAGTCCATGGCGTAGCCTTGCAAATCTCTAACATTTTTTCAGCCAGTCTTAGATCGTACATGTCGCCACTATCGAACCATCTAAAATACCTGTCATTGTCCAATTCAGCCACCATATCAGCAACCCAATTATCACGCTTCCAATCTTCCTTATTATGTATTCTAGGGGCTTTAACATTTGGAAAATTATAATTTCCAGTTGTCGCATAGCATCCTTTGCAAGCGTCTACTAGTTCACCATCTGAACCAATCGAAGCCGGGCAAGTATCAATTGCTTGTAAACTCCAAGATCGGCACGGCATTTTGCCTGCTTTACTTAATTTAATCATTTTTATATTCCTATATTTTCTGTTTCGCATGTCCGTTAAGACGCTCATCAGTCCGGTTAATTCCGAAGACAGAAGCAGTTTTAAATCATGCTCAGGATTTTATTTTATAGTTTTAGCTTTTTAATGATACTTTTGTAAACATCATAAGCAGAGTCAGCGTTCATTAACTCACCGGACTCATCAAAGATTAGGTATCCCCAATCACCAATCGCTAAATCTAAGCAAGCGTGTAAAAAAGTTTTTTCTAACTCTGTTAACTTGCTCTCTCTTCTTTTTATTTGAGCATTAATATTTTTCTTTGCTTGTTCTAAAGTTTCAGCTTTAGTAGTCAAGCCTTCATATTTTCCGCTCATTATTTTCCATGATTGAATCGCCATTTTATATACTCCTATATTATTTTAAATACTGTTTCATGCTTTAGCAATCTTCAGACAGGATACACATCCTATTACAGAAGCAGTTTTAAATCATGCTTAGGATTTATTTTATTAATATCTAGTATCAGGATCAACGACTTTTAATAGTCTACGTATTTGGTTATCGTAAATTCTAACAACTTCTTTACGCTCTCTCAATGTCATCTTCTTGAGATCATGTAAATCTATATGTGTAAAATAAAATGAATTTTCTAAATTCTCATCATTCATAAAATCATCATCCGTTTCTAACCATCCTGCTTTTTGCTCTAACCATATTGATATTTGGCTTTCTAATGAAATATTTACAAATTGTTTAGCTGTCAATTTTCCTTCATATTCTTTTGTTATCATTTTTATATTCCTATATTTTTAGTTAATAATATGAGCAGTTTAAAATCATACTCAGGATTTTTTGTTTAGCTTCCAATCCTTCCGTAGCCGTTGGACTGTTGAAAGTTATTATAAAAGACAGTCTTTGAAGACTTGCCCCAGTCGAACCTGCTATTCGGTCTATGGGTTTGTACTTTTCTCAACGCTGCTCTAGCCCTCCTAAGATCATTGACTAGCCCCTGCTTAGATTTTCCAGTTTTTCTACAAAACCTTTCTTTATATTTTCCAGTTTGCAAGTTGCAAGTCATTGTATGAAGCCAAACATTTTTACTATTTTTCCCGATCCCTTGAAAGACGTATAAGTTTCCAAATTCGTCTTTACCGGTCTGTCCTTTCTGAAAAGTGCCTTCGCACTCACCACATTTAATCTCTACTGCTTTAATGAATTTTGACATATTGTTTCTCCTATATTTTTGGTTAATTTCAAATTCATATGCACACAATACCAGTTTCAATATTTATTACAACAGTTAATTCATTTATTTTTTAAAGCGGTTCTCACTCACTAAAAGAAACCCTAAAAGAAGACACGCACAGAATAGCCCTACAAGCTAAATAGAAGCCCATACAGCCATTTAATTTATATTGGATAAGGTAGCGAAAAGATAACCGGTGAATAATCATCTAAGGCATTGAATTGCTTAGACTTTGTTTAGTCCTTGCTTAGTTTATTCTAATGAATACTAAACATAACTAAATAAGGGATCATGTTTACTAGACAAGGATCAGCTAGAACTAGACAAGGCTTGTTTAGTTGTCGTTTGTCCCTTGTTTAGTCTTTGTTAGTCCCTGCTTAGTGACGGGGGCAGGAGACCCGGTGGGGGGTGTAGTGTAGTGTTGTAAATCATATACATTTTTAGAAGAAATGGATGTTTACTAGACAGGTCCTTAGCGGTACACTAGAAAAGATTTGTAAAGCCCTCACAATTATTTACTATATACCCCTGTGCAGGGTACTATATCATTGTACAGGTAATTGTTACTTTTGTCAAGTCCTTTTTAGTTTATTTATATCTTGACAACATTGTATACTAGACCTATAATATAGGCTATGAGTTATCTTCCCCAAACCACAGATAAAAAAGACAAGGTTCTTACAGAGAAACAACAGTCCTTTCTGGATAATCTAATTCAGACAGGCGGTGATCCTAAGAAAGCAGCCGAGCTCGCAGGATACTCAGGCAATTATCATCAAGTTATAAAATCATTAAGACAAGAAGTGATCGAATTAGCCTCGGACGTATTAGCTCGTTCTGCCCCTGCTGCAGCTTTTAAACTCGTAGATATTATGAATAGTGATCATCCTATACCACAGGTTAGTAATAAGCTGACGGCTGCCCAAACAATATTGGACAGAGTAGGTGTCTCTAAGAGTGATAAGCTAGATGTAACTCATACATCATCTGGTGGTATATTTATACTTCCTGAGAAAGCACCAATAGATGTACAAGCAGAGGAAGTAGAATATATTGAAGAAGAGGAGTAAATAATGGATACATTAATACTAATAGTTATTATAGCAGTTATAGGTGGAGCTTTACTTAAGAAGTATCAACCTAATACTTATAATAATTTTAAAGATAAAGTACTTAGTTTAGTTAAAAGAAAGTAAATGTCAAAGAAAGGAACACAACTAGGAAGCGATGCAAAGCCTGTTATGTTTAGAAAGACTATAGCAGGTAAAGGTTCTAGAGCCAGACCCGGAGTATATAGTAAAGAGTATCGTGATAACTTCGATAAGATTTTCTCTAAGGATAAGAAGTAATGACTGTTGAACAGATACTAGTATTAACTGTATTGCTTGTAACTCTATGGGGTTTATACTAATGGCATACTCACAACAAGTACTTGACAGATTTGAAAGTGTACTTAAAGAACCTGAGAAGCATGCAGTTGGTAGGTTTGATCCTACAGACCCTAATGTAGCTACAGGAATGACAGGAGCACCTGCATGTGGAGACGTTATGCGTCTACAACTTAAACTTAATGGAGACCTGATAGAGGATGTTAAGTTTAAAACATATGGTTGTGGTTCAGCTATTGCATCATCAACTATGTTTGTAGACATGCTTAAAGGTAAGACAGTAGAAGAAGCTAAACAAATTAAAGATAAAGATATAGCAGAGGCTTTAGAACTACCTCCAATTAAACTACATTGTAGTGTATTAGCTGAAGAAAGTATATGTAAAGCTATTGAAGATTGGGAAAGTAAGACAGCACATAGAAAGCATAATCAATAAATGTATAGAATAATATTATTACTATTACTCTTAACAGGTTGTAGTCTTTATCAACCATTAGAAGGTCTTTGTTATACAGATAAAAAAGGAACTTATATTTGTCCTAAAGAAAAATGAATGAAGAATATATAAAAAGAAAGACATCAACTATCCCCTTTGGATATGAGTCTAGTGAAGTTGAAGGCTACTTAAAGCCTGTTCCGGATCAAATAGAAGCATTAGAAGTTGCTGAAGATTTAGTAACTGCTGAATCAATAAGCCTTCGTGATGCTTGTGATTGGATAGAATTTAAAACTAAGCGTAGTATTACAGCAGCAGGATTAAAGAAACACATAGATAAGAAGTATGGAAAACGAGAAGAACGAATTGCACGATTGGGAAAAAAATCCACATCTCTACTTGACAGATTCTGAGGGGAGCTTTATACTAAAGAGAGATGGTACACCTCGTAAGAAAGGAGGTAGACCTGTTGGAAGTAAAGCAAAATATAATTATTCTAATGACCAAAAAGCAAAAATTGCAACAAGAAGATCAGTCAGGGCTAAGCAAAAAGCAATTGAAAAAATTGAAAAGAAACTTAACTCAAAGAGACAAGCTCTTAAACAAACGACTAACGTACTCAACAAATTTGAAAATGAATCGTCAAAACCGACAGAATCGGGGAAGGTAGTAACAGAAGACGAACTACACGTACTTCCTAAAGCTTTACAAGCTGAGATAGATGCAGGTAGTCATGTAGTCTTTCATCCTAACGAAGGACCACAGACAGAGTTCTTAGCTGCAGACGAGAAAGATGTTCTGTATGGTGGAGCTGCCGGTGGTGGTAAAAGCTATGCAATGCTTGTCGACCCTTTAAGGTATGCACATAAGAAAGCACACAGAGCCTTAATACTTAGAAGGTCTATGCCAGAGCTTCGAGAACTTATTGATAAGTCTCGTGAACTTTATCCACAAGCATTTCCCGGCTGTAAGTTCAGGGAAGTTGAGAAAGTGTGGAACTTTCCTAGTGGGGCTAAGATAGAGTTTGGTTTCTTAGAAAGAGATGCAGATGTTTATCGTTATCAAGGACAAGCATACTCTTGGATAGGCTTTGATGAAATAACTCACTTACCTACAGAATTTGGTTGGAACTATCTAGCTTCTCGTCTTAGAACTACAGACCCTGAAATAAAAACTTATCTACGCTGTACTGCTAACCCCGGTGGTATAGGAGCTAATTGGGTTAAGAAAAGATATGTAGATGCTTATTCACCTAATGAATCTTTTCAAGGTGATGATGGGCTAACTAGAAAATTTATTCCTGCTCGATTAATTGATAACCCATACTTAGCAAATGATGGTGTCTATGAGCAGATGCTAAAATCTTTACCGCCTGTTCAACGTAAACAATTACTAGAAGGTAACTGGGATGTAAACGAAGGAGCAGCCTTTGTAGAATTTGATCCTGACGTACATATTATTACTCCATTTAGTATTCCTATAACATGGGAAAGAGTAAAAGGGATTGACTATGGGTATGCTTCTGAGAGTGCTTGTATATGGGGAGCAGTAGATAGAGCAGATGGTACTTTAATAATTTATAGAGAATTATACAAAAAAGGCTTGACAGGTGAGGATTTAGGACGTATAATAACAGAAATGGAATTAGAAGACCCTCTTTCTGTTTCAGGAGTGTTAGATACGTCTGCTTGGTCAAAGACGGGCACAACTGGACCAACTGTTGGAGAGTCTCT